TATAATGGAATAGTTAGAGGCGAATATTTGGTTTTGGGTATAAAATATGAAATTGGGCCTATGCAATTAGAATTAGGTGTTTTTAATGCCGGTTTACAGGCTAAACTTGCAGAGATATTGATTGATAATAAAAAGTCAAGAGCATTCATTAGAGGTCAAACTTTTAAAGAAAATGAAGAAACTGCTATCAATCTTGAACAATATAGAGTAAAACCAATCAAATTAATAATTACTAAAACTACTTCTGCGGGTTCATTCTTGTTAGGTTTCAGTCAAACATTAAATATAGGGACCGCCACATTAGGATTCACCGGAGGAACTAGTTCTACTACTACTACATTAAAGGAGATAAATCTATGATAACCGAAGAAACAAAACGAAGAATGGCGATGTTTTTAAAAACATTTACTACAACCGCGAAAGTAGGTAATGGTGGTGATAGCACTAACCCATCTAGTAATGATTTAGATTCGGTTGTTGCATCTTCATCATCATTTTCGTCAGTATTATCCGATGAAAATGTAGTTGATTTCAATGCTACTTTTAATTCGCTAAATGGTGAAACAATAAGGGAGTTTGGTATATTTGCTACATTACCCTCAAATGAGGTTCATTTTAATACTCTAAAAACAAATATGGCTTTATCAGTATCAGATACTATTTCTACGGCAGTTACAACAGATACAGTTATGGTTGCTAGATTCAACTTTGATGCGTTAGGGCCTTTTACTGCATCAGATACAATAGATATTACTTTAGTGGCGGAGGTCGAATAATATGGTAAGTAACCCTAATCAATACAGTAAAAGTGCAACATCACCAACTGCTCAAATAGAGGATGGTGTTGATTTTCCACATACAGGAATTATTAAAGCACTTTCTGATGGTTTAGGTCAAAACTATGCAATAAGTGGATTTGATATTACAATTGATAGTGCAACACAAATTGACGTAGGAGCAGGTGTTATTTTTAGAGATGGTAATAAAGTTTCAATTAGTGCAGTAAATAATATGGCTTTAAGTTCTACTTATACTAATGGTTATCATTTATTAGTAGCAGATAGTTCAAATGTTCTTAGAATTAGGAATCCTACTGCTGTAAATAAAGTTCCAGAATATACAGCAGGAGATACTATTATTGCTGTTGTTACACACAATGGAACAGCAAATGTTGGTCTTCAATATCTTACTGTAAATAAAACTGAAAATAGTTTAAGTATAGGTTATAATAATTCTGGTTATACAGAAATGAGTAAAATAACTGCTGCTTCTGGTGGAACTACCGTAGAAGTTCCTACTGCTGGTGGAGATTTTGTTATTGATAATACAGACGCAGATAAAAAAATTGTAGCAAGATTAGGTAGTGATGATGCTAATACTGCTTTTGAAGTTAGAAATAATTCTGATTCTGCTAAATTAAGTATAACTGGAGCAGGAGCAACAACAGTTACAGGAGATTTATCTGTTACTGGGCAAATTACTGGAACAACAACTGGAACAACAGATGCAGGATTAACACTAATAAATACAAATGCGGGAACTGGAACTGCACCAGATTTAGTATTTTTTAGAAACTCTTCATCACCCGCAGATAATGATTTTACAATGAGAATAGATGCTAGAGGAAAAAATGATGCTGGTTCACCTGAAAATATTGACTATACAAGTATATTTGCTAGAATTTTAGATAAAACAGATGGAACAGAAGATGGAACTTTATTGATTGGTTCTATTGTTGATGGAGATACAGTTGATGCTTTTAACACTCAATTAATGGTTGAAGGGTCAGGTATTCGTGTAAGAGGATTAACAGGAACAGGAACCGCACCTGCGGGTGAAATATCAATTGAAACAAGAGAAACTACTGTTGTTGCTAATGATGAATTAGGTAGAATTAATTTTTCTGCGCCAGTAGAAGGTAGTGGTTCAGATGCAACAGAAGTTTCTGCTTCTATTAAAGCAATAGCACAAGATACATTTAGTAGTAGTGTTAATGCAACAGATTTAATTTTATCTACTGGTTCGTCTGGTGCTGCTACTGAAAAATTAAGAGTTACTTCCGATGGTAAAGTAGGAATAAATACAAATAATCCTGATAATGCATTACAAGTAGTAAATAGCGATTCAACAACTAATGCAGTTGTATTTCCATTAAAAATTACAGAAGAAACATCAGGGACTCCCGCTACTGGTTTAGGTGTTGGAATACAATTTGAAGTAGAAACATCAGCAGGAAATAATGAAATTGGTGCTACAATAGAAACTGCAATTACTGATACAACAGGAGGTTCAGAAGATTTTTCTTTAACATTAAAAACAATGTCCGGTGGTGCTGCTGCGGCTGAAAGATTAAAATTCGATAATTCAGGTTCAATGATTACTCCAATGACTGATGGCCGCGCTCATACATATATGACTCCGGGTGGGGGAATGTTAGTTTCTGGCCCAACAGGAACTAAAGGACAATTAATGCATGGTTATATACAAATACCTGATGTTAGAAACTCTGCAAATAACTTTTTTGAATTACCAGCAACAAGTAGTTCTACTGTAAATACAGGACAAATAATTATAATTAAAAATGTTACATCTGCTTCTGCTATTATTTCTCCGGCAAGTGGTGATGAAATTGATTTTGCTCAAACTACTCATGGAATGATTGGAACTTCTAATGTTTTGACTTTGCCTAGTATGGGTTGTGTTACGTTATGTGCTTATATTAGTTATGATAAAAATAATTTAACTGATGCTAATGGTTTAGGTAACTTACAGAACGGTTGGTTTATAGTGAGTTCTACATGAAAACTAAAACTAAGGTTGTTTATATAACAATAAATTTGCTTCTTTTTCTAGTTGCAGCATTTATTTTATTTGCATCTTATGGTAATTAAAATACAAGCCTCTGAGGGGGTCTGAGAAGCCGTCGAATGCTCAAGGGGGGCCGGACCCCCACCCATTTCAAGGGGTGTCTTGAGCGACGTTTTAGGGCATCCTATGAAGCGATTTCTCTATCTTTGAGATTGATATTTTTGAAATAAATTGCCGATTTAAATACCCTCGCCGTCGGCTAATAGAAATGAAATAATAACCCCTAATTATTCTGAAATTAGTATTTCTATATAGAAATACTAAAAAATGTCTGTAAAAAATTCAAAAATTTTTAAACGGGCATTCCGAGAGGATTCTTTTCTGACCAAACAAAAAAGCACTCTCGACATTCCCATAATTTTATCGTTTCTGTCGAACCAACATAAATGCCTTGTATTCTCTTAGGTATTGTAGTAAGACCACAATACTTACAATCGCATTTTAAAGACATTATCTATTACCGGACTCTCTAATCAATTTATCCATATATTCGTCAATGCTATCTTCGGACATATTTGATGTTCCAAAGGCCGCAAAGAAAAATACTGCCATAAGCATTATGTATAATAGTAAGCCTAACCAACTCCATGCACTCATTTCCATTTCACCTCATATTGTTTTTTAATCTCTTCATCTATATCATATGCAGATACATAGCCATTCTTTTGACCAAATCTCCATAAGTCATAGACGAGTTGTGTATCTTTAAGACAGTATTCTGTAACTGTATTAAAATCTCCTTGTTTCCATAAAAGGGGAGCATCTGCACTATCCATTGTTTTTGAATCCCCCAATGAATGTTTTACTAAATTGTTTAATCTAATTCTTTTGCCGTGTCCTGAAACTAATGAAGAACTTGTATCAATATATGCTTTCTTTTGCATATACTTTCTGATACAATATATGTCCATTGAATCTCTTAGAACAGGTAAATCAAATGAAACAATATTATGACCTAAAAGACGACCACCATTTTCATAATGTTCATCTAAATCATATTTAAGAACTGATAGAGGTTTTACTTCTATTCCAGTTTTAGCAAAACAATCAACGGGTTCATCAACATAAACAACGCCTTTATTTCCATCCCAAGTAGCAACAGTAGATACTTGAAACATATGAGTATTATTCCAGCCACCGATTTCATGAGACATATTCTTTGTCTCTATATCAATGGCTAAAACACTCATTTATCATTACCCCATACCTTTGCTAATTTTTCTGCTTTATCATCAATTTTTTCTTCAACAATATCATGCCTACGTTTAAGGAATGCTACAATCTTTTCACCTGCTACTGTAATCATTGTTGCTAATTCCCAACCTTCATCCCCAAAAGTATCTAAACTTTCTTGAATAACTTTAGGTCCATCTATTGCGTCAAATACAATATATTTATTTTCCCACTTCATTCTGTCACTTCCAATCTAACATAAGCAGTTTTACCTATTTTCTTTTCTTCAAAGTATTTTGATGCTTCCTCATTCCACCAACGATAAACAGTCGCTATACCTTTTCCTGATTGTTCTCTAAAATTGGCTAAAAGAAGTTTCTTTGGAACAAATTCATCTTCATCTTTATTCATAGAGTGATAAATGGTTTTAAATCTACCAACTTGCTTTTGTTCAACAACTGACTTATGTTCCTGCTTAAGTGCTTCGTCTAGCCATGATACAAGCGACATATAACTCTGTCGCACAATTCTTGCTGCTTGAAGCGCATTTCGTGGTTTAACAATCCATTTTGCTTTTTCATCACTTATACTGGGTGCTTCTGCAATACAATTTAGAGCAGATAATCTAAACATCATAACCAATAATCTAGAAATAAAACTCTTAGCAGCGTGTTTAACTTCTGGTCTAGCATTATGAATAAACTCTTCCATCTGATAATATTGTTGCATTATAACTTCTCTTACTTCATTCGGATATTCTAAAGTTTGTAAGGGGTCTTCATTTACTTCATTAAATCTTTCTAACACTTCTGTATAAATAGAATTAAATGCTAAAGCATATTTTTCAACAGGCGTTGCTCTATCACTAATAATACCCATTGACCTAATAACCATTTCACGCATTTCTCTAATTTCTTTTTCATCCACTTCTCTAACAAATATTAACATTCTTTGTAATACTCCCTTTTCTGCAATTAGAGTAGAAAGATTGTGTGGAATATAAGAAGTAGCATAAGAACTTCTTCTACACTCACAAACTAAAGTATTTTCTGAATGAGTAAGTTTCTTTTTAATTTGCCAATTTTGTCCATGCAAACTATTCATAAAAGTATTCAAATAAACAATTACATTTTGCTTATGTTGTGATTGACTAAATACTCCAGAATATTCAAACTCATCCCAATAAGCCAAACCTTGACCATGTAATGCTCCATTAACTTGTTCCATTCTCTTTTCTCTACGAATGTTACCTTCATCATCTGTTTCTTCTATTTCTACTGGTTTGAAAGAACCAATAAGTGTTCCATCTGTATAGTCATCCAAATCGAATATATCATATCTTTTGCCTTGAGTTTCTTCCATAATCTCATAAAGCCTTCTAACTACTGGACCCACAAAGTTATACATTTCTGATTTACCGGAACCTGAAGTTTGAAGCCAAAGAACATGTATTCTACAATCTTCAATACTTCTACCGACTGGTAATGCTACCATATCTTTTACTATATCACCTAGAATATTATAGAATAACATTGTTGCAGGAACAGGATTTTTCTTAGAAACCTCTGTTGCTGATTTAACCCAATCTTCTACAATTGCAGGTAATTTACTTTCTATTGTTGGTGTATCTTCATAAACCTCTTCATAATAATAAATATCGTCATCGTTTTCTTCACTCATATTCTCACCTTCTCTTCTGTATTTAATGCGTTAATTATTCTTTCTGCTACTGTATTACCAAACTTAGGTAAACTAGCAATTTCTTCTGTTGTTGCTTCACCAATTTCCATTATAGAACCAAAAGTTTCTAACAATAGTTTTGCCTTTGCAGGACTTACTCCCTTAATAGTTGAGAGTATATCTATTCTCATATCAGTAGATGTTAGAGTTTTAATTATTTTTGGTGATTTAATTACTCTTTCTACTTTACTCATTTTACAAATACTAGTTATTATTCTCGCGGCTTCTTCTACGTTAGGAACCCAAAACGGTTTTACATCATAATCTAAAACCATAGCACCCATAGCACCATAAAATTTAGTTCTTAACATAATTTGCCTATTTCTTTCTGGCATCTTACTGAATGAATGTTGAGTATAAGTCAAAGCATCCTTCATTTCACCATAAATAATAACTACATTATTTTGATAATTTCTATCCATATTATCTATTTGATTCCATATTCTTCCACTAATTGCAGAAGCCAAGAAATCATGTGTTGATTTTGCTTCAAAACAACACTCACCATGAACATAATCTCCTACCTTTAATCGCTCTATTTTATAGGGCATATTTAATCTAGTAGCCTCAGAAATAACATATTCCTTTAATGCTGATTTTTCACGGTCATCAATAGTAATCATTTAATTCCTCTCCGTTTTGCACAAGTCGGACAATAGGTTAAATTAGTCATTGGTTCTATTATTCTAGTATATGGAGAAACTCTTTTTCCACACATAATACAAGTTCCTTTAGGTGTTCCCTTATGTCTTGAACCAAAATTCTTTTTATGTTTGCGATTGAATTTTTTAGCAAATTCACCCCTAGCACGTTTTTTATCTAACTCATCCATTACGTCTTTCCAATCCTTTTTCTTATCATTATTTTCATCAGTCATTTTAATCACTTCCTTATTCTATTATAAATCCAAATTCTTCTAATGTTCTTTGTCTAATTATTCTAAATCCAAATTCTGTTAATTTTGTTTGTCTCATTCTGCATACCTCCAACATTTTCCAATACAATATCCTTGTGGAATTAATTTCGTTTTACAACCGGGAGCATTGTAACCACCGTTCACTATTCCTCTTACATATTTAAGAGTAGTGTATTTATCCCAATCTAACCAAACATTATCTTGTTCAGCGATTGATTCTATTTCACCCATAATAATTTGGGTAATTTCTTTCTGTTTTTCAAATGGTATAATACGTTCACCCATCGTTAATATATCTCTATACCATTGAATAAGATATACTCGCGCCTCATGACTAGGATTTTCTACCATAATAGCGTTATGAATACAAGGTAATAAAGGAATCTTTCCTACTGATTCAGGTATTTCTACTTCTACATCTGCTGCTTCTACCGTAGTGACTACTGGCCATTTAACTAAAGTATTTCCAATATTATTTTTAATTCCTCTAGGGGATAATGCATCATATAAAATAGCACCTAAATCTCTAATCATATCAGACATAACCAAAGGAATACAATAAAATGGAACAGGATTTTGTTCATCTCCTAATTTAGAATCACTACTTAGATTCATTGTATTAGGAATCCTTCTTAACCTATTAGTTTGTATTCCACTACTATCTAAAGTAGGTCGCTCGTCATGATTATTATTCTTTCTAAATTCAATTAAGTGATTAACTAATTGCTGATAAAAGGATTGAATCTGCCTAATATCATTTGCTACTTCACCGTAAACAAACATATGAAAACCCTTACCACTAAAATACATTTTAAATACATAATCATTTTCATAAAAATATCTAGCAGTTTCTTTAACATCTAAAAACGATTCTTCTAACGGCCTATCGTGTGAATCAAAATCTAAAAATGCTCTATCTAAAATAACAGAACTATCTACTTTAGAATTAATATGAAACTTATCAAAATCATAAACACTAGTATAGCAATTCATTCTAGTGTTATACATCTTGACCCAATTAACATATTCATCCTTTGAACGCACAATTAATCTTTTAAATTGTGGTGCATTTTTAATATGACTACCAGCCCATACTTCTCTCGGAAACTTCATCATTATCCCAACTATTCATACTTGAATTAATATCACTTATTCTGCTTAGGTTTTTCATCAGTATCACCCTCCTTCGGGAATGTGATTACTGCATTCTGTAAATGGTTCTTAATACCTTCGGCTACTATTGCCTTAATTTGGTATTTTACCTGCTTTATGAAAATCCTACTAAACTCTTCACCATCTGCATTATTTACTATGGTGTCCCAAACTAAATCTAACTTGTCTTTTGGTTTCATTGTTTCATATATTGAATCAGAAATGTTAGTTACAGTTCTTTCAATATCTTGAATCTCTGCAAAAGTCCAAGTTTTCTCTGTTAAATATTCATTTATTTTATTGTCTATTAAAGCCAATTATCAGTCACCCCCTCACATATACCAAAATATGAACAATACTGCCCACATGTAGGTGCATAAAATTTAGTAGCAAATAAACCACTTTCGTATGCATTAATTAATTTAGCAATAGAATCCCATACTGCTGTTGTGCTACGCTTTTTACAAGGTTCAACAGTCAAGTGATTAGAAGCCGGATAATACCATGCCCAGTATTTGAAATCAATATCAGGGTCTAATCCCTTAGAAATCAATTCCTCATCAGTAGCGGATTCATATAACAATTTGTAATACGCCATTTCTTTACGCATATCAGTTCTTTTACTATCTTTCCATCCACCGGTCTTTAATTCCATAGGCATATAAAAAGAACCCTCTTTGAATACCCTATCAATAATACCTTGTAAATGAACTGTATAATCTCGCAATAATGGATATTTCTTAGATACATTTCTAGGAACTACAATTTCAGCATCTAATGTTACTTCATTACCAACAGGTAAGAAATCATCTAATGTGTCTTGTTCCTTAGATTCTAAAAATCTTTGAGTTTCAAATGCAGCCATTACTTCATACATATCGTGATATTCATCAATAGGATGAAGAGTAGTGCTATACATCAATAATTCATCAGGAGTCATTTCTTTCGCTTCCTCTACATCGAACTTATTAAAGAACTCTTCACGACTATTGTGAATAATATTACCTTTAATCATAACTTCTGTTTGGTCTTGTGGTAATTTCTGAATATAATTATATTCATATTTCTTAGGACACCAATTAAATGTTCCTAATGATGATTTAGTAATCTTAAGTATTGGTTTAGATTCATCATCTGCCCAATCACTATTCCATTGATATGTGTATTCTTTCATTTCATCGCCTCTTTTAATTTATTTATGAATTGTTCCATATGCACAATTCTAGCATGTAGTTTATTAACTCTTTCTTTGAGTTCTTTTATTTCTTCGGATTCTTTTGGTTTTTCTTTACTTGTAAATTTTTCATACCATTTCATTAAAACCACTCATCCAAACTTCTTTGTTTATTATCTAATTTTATTTCTGTAATATCCCATTCCATTGCTCTGAATATTGGTTCAGATTTCTTAACTACTGATTCAGCATAATGCGCCCAATCAGGTTCATATTTTGGTAATTCATCTACTGTCTTAAATGCAATATATTTTGCTTCTCTAGGTAAACCATTTAAAGGATTGGTAAATACAATATTTGAATTCCTTATTTTGATATAAAGAAATGAGTCAGTAATCTTATTATTAGGGTTAATAATATCATGTATTACAGCACCTTCTGTTGCACTTCCTAATGAAAGCCTTTTACCTTCCAATGTAGTCCAATAACTACCATCACAATCAGGGCATCTTAATGTTGCACCATTATTTTGTAAATCAGATAATTTGATTGCTTCATCGTAAGTAATAGTTTTTTTACATTTCTTAGTATTCCAACCATTAGCAATATTACCATTACATTTCATCGTAAATCTTTCTGGTCTATATCTAGTTCTCATAGTAATATCGCTAAGTTCAATATCACCCTTTAGAACATCATTATAAATAGAACGACAATAAGATACTATTTCTGATTTAGGTTTATTTTCCACCCACATTCTTAATACATCTAGTTGTGTTCTTTTTGCTAATGGAGTAATAGATACTCTTTTAGCAGTAAATCCAGTCATGATAAACTCTGGTTCTTCTAACCAATTACCATCCTTCCAAGAAATTAATCCAGCATTTCTATTCTTAGTAGTGCCAACACCTAATGTTTGATAATACTTTTCAAACTCTAAAGATACTGGGTGTTCCTCTAAACCTAAAACATTTGGAAATTTAGTTTTAACATGTTCATTAATTTCTTCAACAACTTCTTGTGCTTGTTCAACGGAATCAATTTTTACATAAATAGAATCAGTATGTCCGTAAACTACATCCATATTTATTCCTCTTCTTTAACTTCTAACATCTGTAATGATTCGACAAACATCTTTACCTTTTCTATACTTTCATCTGAATTTATATAATCTTCAAATGCGGTAATAAAAGGTGAATTGATAGGTATTATCGCACTATTGAAAATAAATGCGCCAAAGGCATATCTAATTTCAGTATGACCACATTCCGAGCAAAATGCTCTTTCATCATATGGTGGTTGAGTATTCGATTCAAGTATCATTGTTTCATTATCACATCTCATGCATTTAGTATATTGTGTTATTCTTTCCATTTTATTCCATCTCCTTTGCTTTAAATGCTGCTTCTCTTATTGCTTCTCTAGCACTAGCAGTTATTGATGCAGCAATATCAACATCTGCCCAACCAAATCCTTGAAAAGCAGTAACTCCATAAAATGAAGCCATTAATCTTTTCACCGCCATTTGATTGTTATTCCATTTAGCGTATTCTGCTTTGTCTTCTTTAACATAAGCCTCTTTCATTCTACGCTTATAGTCATTCCGTAATTCTTTCAATTCTAGAACTGCGGAAGGTAATAATCCTAATTTATCTGTTTTGTAATATAACATAGATTTATGCTTACATTCTGAGAAATCTCTAGGTGTAAGTATATTAACAGCAAATTCAGTAGGATTTACACTCTTTGTTTCCCAACTAATATTTCTTGCTACCATCATAGAAGGATATAGACCTGCAAAATCAAAAGCAGCCACATTAAAATGTAATCCGTTAGTTCCTTCAGAAAGTGGGTCATAAATCATAGCCCCTTCATATTCAACACGATTTTCTACCTTTTTTCCAGTTGGTGCTTTCCATGTAGCATTTCTCATAAAATAAATACTTCCCATATTACTAGCATAAAAACATGCATCAAAAGGTGCTTTTAGTAATCGTTGTAATGATAAAATTGCTTCGGAAGTGTAATTTTCTTCATCAATCCTTACCATCAATTCAACATCTTTCTTTGCATAATCTAGATAAGTTTCTGTATCTTCTAACCAAGCCTTCAAGAAAAACTCATTTTTATCTGGAAACTTTTCAGACACTAACTTCTTTTCACCTAAAACTTCTGTTGAAATATAATCTAATGAAAGAGAAGGTAGTGTTCCTCTTTGAGCATCATTCCATTGTCTTTCAAAAGCCAAATCTAAGTTTAGAGTAATACGACCACGAATAGGTTGTTGAATAGGTCCGTAATTATTTACTACTTTACCAATAGTAAACTTACTATTTCTAAATCCAACACCTTTAACTTCATGATAAGGGGATAATATTCTAGGGTCAATACTATTATGAGCCATTCTTTCTATTAATTTAGGTAAATCGAATTTAAGACCAAACCATGCAATAAGCATATCGGGGTCAGCCTTCATCATATCACCAGCAAAAGCCAGTAAAAGTTCTTGTTCAGTATTGAAAACTCTAATATCTTCACTAAATTCTACAAGACGTTCTTCTGGAAACCAAACATAAGTAGTATATTTTTCTGTATAATTATCATACATTACAATTGTAGTAATTGCATCACCATGCTCATGTTCTGACGGCAACCATTCCATATCCCAATACCATTTCTTTAATTTATATTCTGGCATATCATGTAATTTATCAACACAATATCTATAATGAAATTTAACATCTGCTTCATAAGTATCTTCCCATTTTGATTTAGCAGTTTTCATATCATATGATTTTTCAACTATAACTTTCTTTAAAGATTGACCATTAAGATTAACCCAATCGCCATGTTCATATTGATAATTAACTGCAACTTTAGTCCTTCCCTGTTTAATAGTATAATAAGGATATTCCATCTCATCTGATTTAATAAAGAAATAAGGTCTAAAGTCAGAAACATCTTCTGATTTTCTATTACCTTCTTCATCTCTCCATCTAAGACGAATAATATTTTCACTATCAGTATAACAAACTATCATATTAATTCCCCATATAAGGCGCACGAATAATAGAACACTTTCCATCATCGAACAAAATTGGACATTCATCCTTCAAATACATCATAAAAATACCATCATAAAAATTATGAAATGGTAATACAACTTCTACTGTTGCTTCTTCTCCATAAGCAGCCCATAGTTTTTCACCAAACTCAAGGACTTCTGAATAAGATTCATTCAATTTAGATGATGATATAGTTAATGATTCTCCATCAAAATCTAACTTAAATACACCAGAACCTACACTTTCAACTGCTTTCATTGTCTCTTGAATATTTTTAGAATTTAAACCAATACCTGCTTCGTATTCTACTTTGCCCCAAGCAGGTAAATATTCAGGAGTTCCGAACTCAATATCTTTAATTCTATTTTCATGCTTTGTAATCATATCTATACTAGGGTGAACAACCACGACAGGTAAACTTACATTAGCATTACCGGAATTAATCTTAATATGGTCTGTCTTAGTAAAGGTAATACTACCATTGATATTCTTCAAATACTTAATCATTCTAGATATTTCTACTGTGCATTGACCGGATTCATTACCATCCACTTCTAACTTTACTCTTACTGCTGTTGTATTATCTGAATTATGTAATGTTAATTCATTACCAGTTATTTTCATATAACAGTAATCACCAATAGATTTAGATTTTAATCCGTCACCATATTTGTATTTACCTTTTAATGTTGTTGATTCTATTGCATCCATAAGTTCTTTTGCATCACAATTAAATTTCATCTATTATCACCATCACCTTGTAATTTATTTCTTTCCATTCTACTTCTAATTTTTTCAATATTTTCGATAAGAATCCAAGCCATATCAACATGTATAGCATCTGCTAAATTGGCGAGATACCACATTACATCACCTATTTCAAGAATCAATGATTCTCTTAATTGATGATGCGATGTGTTATCCCTAATATGTTTCTTTACCTTTTCGGCAATTTCACCGGCTTCACCACAAACACCTAAAGTAAGATACATTAAACTTTTATCTTTAGGAAAGATAGCAGTTTCACATGCAACCCTTTGATATTCGTTTATATCCATTATATCTTGCCTTCTTGTAATTCAGGTATTCCGTTCCATATAATCTTAGGTGGAGAACCTTCTCTTACAGTCCATACTTTACCAACTAAGTTACCGTTAGTTCTGCTACCAACTAATTCTGCTTGATATAATATTTGACCCTTAAGTTTCTTTCTATAACAATGAATTTCTTGTTCTAGTTTTCCGCCCCAATCTTTCCATGCAGGTTGAACACCAACAGGTGCATTATCTACATATCGTTCCATTTCGTGAGTAATATAAATTACATCACAATCTAGATTATAAATTGCTTCTAACAAATGATAAAATGTTTTATTTCTAGGACCGTATTGATACGGCATCATTTTTGTTACGATTGTAGGGTTAGGATTAACTTTGTAAATGCAAGAATCAAACCAAGTATCAACACCATCAATAATAAAAATAGGGTCCAATCCATCTTGAATCTCCTGCCTTACATATCTAACGAAGTCATGTGAGTTATCTTCGCTTTTGGTAATATCAATTTGATTATCTGCATTCATAACAATAGGACAAAATATCTGTATTCTATCTGTTGCATCATGGCATTCGCGCCATGTAGATTCAACGCCTCTATCCCAATCTAAAACCCTAATAGGTCTTTCAGGAAAATCTAATGCTATTCCAGTTTTACCGGTCTTTGGTTCGCCCCAAATACCTAATACAAGACGAGAAGTTTTCTTTTCTTGTTGTTGCTTTAACAACTCTTTAAAACTCTCATTAAAACGCTTTTGCCTAGCATCAAAAGTAACTTTCTTTGCTTCTGCAATAACATTTGTATCTACTGCTGTATCATTATCCTTTTTAGTGGTCCAACTCATCATAATCACCATTTTTAATTGCATTCCATTTATCAATAATTTCATCTACTTCGTCTTTTTCATCTACTTTAATTCTACATTCTTTACCAGAAGGTAAATGGAATTTAATAAACCAACGGCCATCATCATGATTATGCGACCATGTAATGAATTCTACCTCCCTTAAGTCAAAGATAAAATTATCTTTCTTAATAATTGTAGTCATTTAATCACCTTAAACTGTAAACCAATCAGTATCTTCTTCAATGTCCTGTGGAACATCAAAAGATACAGAACCACGACGCTCTAGAACGTATAATCCTGAAACATTAATACTTACTGGCCTTAACATTCCATTTTCATCAGTTCCCTGAGAAGTTCTTCCAACGATTAATACTTGAGAACCAATTCCAAAATCAATATTCATTTCAGAAGGAACCCAACAAGTAGTGCTTCCCCAAGAATCCCCTTCATAATCAAAGTCAGAATTTAGGTCTGTAATAGAAAGAATCCTATTTCCATTAGAAGTAGCCTTCATATTAATATTAACTACACTACCATCTGTAATAACATAACGCTCTCCCCAATCCTTCATTTGGTTTTGTTGATGAACTCGCTCTAATTCCATTAGAGTAACAACCTTATCGGGATTAGTTTCTGCTAGAATACTAACAAAGTTTTGAGAAGATACATCAATATACATTTCATCAGAAGTATCTAAATCTGTATTGAACTTCAAACTATTGTATGTTCCATCTGTAAATCCATTAAGACGTTGATTATCATTTGGAATAGCATCAAAGTGAACCCAATTGAAAGTTCCTGCATTAAAGTTCTTACAGGCTTCATTACGGTATGAAAAGTTCCAAATCATAACATCTCCACCATCTACCTTTCCTACGAAAATACCAGACCTACGCCAATTAAATTCAGGTAAAGGAGAACCATATGAAGGGTTTTTATCCATTGAATTATACTTTGTCTTATTATTATCCAAAGCAATTAGATATACTCCATCTTCTACTTCAACATTACCAGAAGGCATACTATCCTTAGTAATCTGTTGTTCTTCATCATTATGGTATCTAGTAATATTAAACTTACCATCTGCCTGTTCTTCTGCAATAGCAATCTTTCCACTACTTAATGTAGCATTTGCATCACGGCGATATTCTGCCAAAAGACGGTTTCTAAGGTTTTCATTAATGTTTCTTGCTTCATCCATACTGATAAAGAAACCAAAACATTTCTTTACAAGAGAACCTGTATTTCCCTTTCTTTCTGTCGTCTTTGATGTTTTTGCGCTCATAAAGTATTGTCGCCATAGGCTTAAAGCCAATGCTTCATCATTAGGTAGAGTTAAGTTATTATCTGTTACGATAGTCATAAACTTCTCCATGCCCTCTTCATCATTCATTCCTAAAAGGCTTGAAGCCTTTCTCACTTGTTCTTTTATATTTTCATTCATGTCCATTTTATCACATTCCTGTTTTCTTTTTTCTTTTTGCTTTCATACTGCCTTCCACAAAATTCGCATATAAATACGACATTAAGTGGTTTTTCCTCCACATGGAGGATAGACATTGGTTTATTGCAGCACTTCAACCAATCACCTTTTCTTCTTGTAGTTGTTTTAAATCTTCTATTGTTTGGGGTAATCCCTGTTCCCAATCTGGGCGGTTTTTAAATACATTTTGATACCACCTATTATCTAATTTTTGCATTGATTCAATTATAGATAGATAAGTAATACACCTTCTAATAAGTTCTTTATCCATTTAATCACCTCATTTGTCCTATCATCCATGATGCTAAAACTCTTGGAGTCATATTATTTGCTCTCCATTCAGATTCTCCAATAACTCTCAATAGTTTATATTTCTTTGGTGCTTCCATTTCAGCAGTTATAATACAATCGTGTAAATCACCACAAATATTTTTAATATCTCTACCTTCATAGATTAAATCATGTAACATATCTAATGCACTATCCAAATCAGAATCAACAATTTTATTCAAAATCTCTCTAGGTTTTTCTAGAGCATTATCTATTTGTTTACTTAGAGGGGTATTTGAGTGAATACTCGCCTGTAATTGGGTAATCCCTCTACGCATATCTCCGCGAAGGGTGTATATAAAACCCTCCATTTCTTTATCGTCATAAACTTTGTTTTCTTCTGTTTTAGCAATATTACAAAGTAAGTCCTTCATCTGCATATCATTAAGAGGTTTAAAGTGGTAGTTAGCGCACCTAGATTGTAATGGGAATATAATCTTACTTCTATCATTACATGTAATAAAGAACCTAATATTTTCACTGTATCTTTCCATGATTCTTTTCAATGCATTCTGAGCATCATTAGTCATTCCATCCATTTCATCCAAAAGAATAATCTTAAATGGAACATCACCATACTTACCAGTTTGTGCAATTTCTTTAATATTTGTTCTAACTATTTCTAATCGCCTATCATCACTAGCATTAATTTCATAAAAATTATCTTTGAAATCATCACCTAATAATTCAATAGCGAGAGCCATAGCAGCACTAGTTTTACCAGTTCCGGCTTTACCATATGCTAATACATTAGGCATATTTTTATTTTCAATCCATGTTTCTGCATCTATTACAAATTGATGTTGTCCTACAATTTGATTTACTCTTCTCGGTCTATACTTCTCTGTCCATAACATATTTATCACCATCTATTTTCCAATAACCTTTATCACTAACCTTAGTTATAAAAGGTAATATAGAAATATACCTAGAAGCCAAATAGACACTGGGCATATTTTTAAAATTCGTATTACCTTCATATTTATCTTTATTGTCTATTGATATAGAAAGTATCTCTCTAACTGTAAAGGGTTCTTCTTTATTTAAATCGAACCACATCTTTAATCCAAAGTCAATATATCTATCTTGATTCTTTCTTTTTCTTGATTTTCTTGCTTGAGTAAATTTACCATTCATTTAACGATACCTCCGCTACTATTGGCGTAGTTTTCTTACGCCTTTTCTTTTCTCCTAGACCTAATAATCTACACTGACTATTATCTAGTTTCTTTTTTGCCCATTCTTTAAATTCTTCATCTTTAAACAATTGACTAAGTAAATAACTTTCTTCTTTCTTTAATCCTAAACGTCTACAAATTTTAGGTATTTCACTATAACTACGACGCTTAGGAAATTGTAATCTAGTATAATGTTCACCGCTATGAGTATAGGCAAGTAAAGAATAGAAATAATCTGAACTCCATTTTCTTTTTACACTATGGTCTATCCATGATATTTTATTTGGGTGAATATTTTCATTCAGCCATGTTAGAATTTGAGTATCAGGAGGGCGTTTAAGTAATAATAATTCTCTTATATCATCCCTGTTTTTAGACCTAAGATATTGATTAACAATATCAAATACACTAATATCATAATTCTTAGGCTCATCTGAATGTGGAGCCAGTTCTTTGATAGAATCTTGTAATAATGTTTTAGTTCCTGCTCTTTTCTTTTTACAAGCATTTTTAATTTTAGCAGGAATATCCTTTTCATTCATAGAAGTCAATACTATTCGACCCTTATAATTATTTATTATTCTCATAATATTATCCGTCTTAGGTTTGTAATGCACATCTTCTATTAAGAAACCAACATCCGTTGGTATAGAAAATATATCTAAGTAATCAACTTCATTAGCATAAAGAACTGTTGGAGTATTCTCAAACATTTCTAATGCTTTAGTTGTTTTACCTGTGCCAGCCTTTCCTGTAATTATAATTGGTTTTTCTCTTTTAGCCACACTTAAAAAACTCAGCCTAACACTTCCTTTAATTCAAATATTCTTTCAAGGCCGGGCAATTCTAAATGCTGGCCACTAGAAACAATATCAATTATTTCTAGATTTTTCTTCCATTCGTTTTTAGCATCTGGTAAATCAGGTATTAATTTAGAGAGTAAATAAACATCTTTATGTCCACTTACTCTAAGAATAGGTTTCGGTCTACTCTTATGTTCTATTTCCTTGAAGGTTGATTTAATCTCATATTGAGTTAGTGTTCTTTGCAGGGCCAATAAGAAATCACTAGAAGAGGCTCTAAAATTTATTCTTAGACGCACACGATAACCAATATCAATATTATTTGCTTGGTTGATATGTATTTCACATTTCGGTAATGAAAGTAAAATTCCTTGAAGTTGTTCTTTGGTAAACATTAAGATACAACTCCATAAAATTCTGCCTTTATTCTTAAATAATTAAAACCTTCTGTTAAGGTATTAGTAATTGCGGTCTGAGTATATTCATCTAATTTTCCTCCAACAAACAATTGAAAAGATAATCCTTCAAAAATATTAAATGTCTCCGCATCCTTCCTGTTTACATCATCGAAAATATAAAATGATTCTTTTTCATCTAATATATCTTTCAAAGAATATTCTAAAATCTTAAAATCTCTTTCACCAAAGGGACCATACACCATAAAAATAAATTGAGTTACGTCTTCAAAATCATTTCTTAATGATTCAAGCCTCTTCTTCCACTTCTTCACCATTGATTACACTCTCCATATATGCATCGTAATCTCTATTGATTGCGCGTCTGTCCATATGTTCCCAATTCATTTCTATAAAAGGCCAATGTCTAGGATATATTTTTTTACTACCCTCATGTTTTGCTCTTTGTTCTGCAATATCTATTGCACTAACTAATATAGATTCTAAGTTTTCGTTTATTAAAAGTCGCGCCGGTCTTGAAATAGGTAAATCGACGGCATCCCGAAGTAAAGTAGGTATATTAACTTTCTTTACAGCAGGTTCTCTATGCTGTGGTTTTTCGGGTATAATCCATTCACCATTCTCAAAGTAAGGAACTAATTCGACTTTCATTTCTTTATGTCTACCTTTATTAGTTTCTGAAATCTTTCTAAGATATGCAATACCATCTACAATGTCTGCTATTGTATAAGGGTCCATACCTATTAATGTATAATCTCCTACTTTTACCATTACATCAACTCCTTTACTCTTTCAATAGTATCAATATCTGATACTGGTTTATCATCTCTTATTGCTGAAACTCTAGGGAATCTAAGCCCAATAGTTCCATCCGCATTAGTAGATATTAAATCTGACTTTACTGTTAGAACAACTCTAGGTAATGTAAACATAATACCTTTATCATAAGATTCTATGTGTTTACGAAGTGTTCTAGTTAAACTCATTAATTGTAAATCGGATAAACCACTTCCGACCCAACCAATACTTTGAAAATTATTACCATCCTTTACACCAATTAAATAACTACCAAATACATCTGACCTTTTACCGTCACCATATTTGACTCCTAAAACAACAACATCTAATTCAATTAAAGGTGGTTTGTGTTTTAACCAATCATTACTTCTTTTTCCGGGTGCATAAGGAGCATCGGGATTTTTAATCATAATTCCTTCAAACCCTTCTGCTATTGCTTGATTATAACAGGCTTTTCTTGATTCCGGTTCTAACCATCTTGTTGCTTGATTAGGGAAATCAGAAATATAATTTAATCTTTCAGTTAAAGACATATCAATAAGAACTGTTTCTCCAACTTTCATAGCATCAAATATTACCATCTTTACAGGACACTTTTCTACTGCTTCTGTTTTATTCTTTGAATGAACTCTAGTTCCAAGAACTTTATGCGGAGCAGGACTACCATCAGGATTAATTGGATATATTTCAGTGTCTAATATAAATGATGTTTGTTCCCACTGTAATACATCTTCAACAACATCAGGATATTGGTCCGTAACTACTTTGCCCCTTCTATTGAAAATAATAACTAACTCTCTATTACGATGTATTTGGTATCTATTACCATCATACTTGTAATCTACTATACCGCCCTTGAACTTCTTTTTCTTAGAAACTAGGGGTTTTGCTAACATTGGTTTGATAAACTGACCAAAGGATAGAAGCACCGGAGGTTGTTCATCCATAATGTAATATGAAACAATTTCAGATAGGTTATGGTATGATAAATCTTTACGAATTTGCTTTAGAGGCTTTTCGTATATCTTACTAAGCACCTTTTCTAGATTCCCTTTTCTAAGACCATTTCTCGGATTCCGTAGCCAAAAACGAAGGAACCACTTACGTTCAACCCCACTCATGCGCGATAATGCCTCTTGAAACAGGCGGTATGAGGGGCCGGAAATACTACTACAATCCATTGAAAGTAAATTATCTAGTTCACGCAATGTAATAGAAGAATCAACACTATTTTGTGAATCTAAATAGATTCCTTCTGTAAAGTCACCATAAAGAGATTCAAGGTTATCTAACTCATCATCAAATAATCCTAGTGCTTTAGCAACCCATTTCTTTGCTCTTGTTGAACCAACATTAGTAGGTTCATATTCAAGAGCCATAATTTTAGTTAATAGTTCTGGGTCATCAAAAGAAGCCCAACTATCCTTAATAATAGTTTCAGACCTTGAAGGAGTAGAACGCTCTACTGCTTGCATCATTCTTGAAAATGCAATTAGAGTCATTCGTTCACCTTCGATAATATTTTCCTTACAACAGAATATTTTATTCCTAAACTATTTGCTATTTCTTCTACGGACTTTCCTTCTTCATATGCTATCTTTATCTGTTTGATTCTTCCCATTATTATTCCTCCAATTCTGCTATAATACTCATCATATGTAATGCAGCATTTGTAACATGTTCAGATGTAACTCTTGAACCTCTACCATCTACATTTTCTACTTCACTTTCTACTTTCTTAGCAAATAAGAATAATATCCTATCTGCTAAAGTAGCAAACGTAGAAACAGCATTTTTTGAATGTGAACGTTCAGGATTACTCTTCTTCAATAATTGTCTCGCTTCTCTTTTGCTCACCATCGTAAATCCTCCTTAATGCATTAAATAATATTCTTCCTTCATCTATATTCATACGGACTCCCTTCTTAGTTGGTCGCCCGTTAGTAAACCAACGTATATCTAGAACTTTTAAATTCCAATATACTCCTTCTTTTATTATTAATTCTTCACTTGCGTTTCTAGCAATTCTCGCTAATATATTTTCTTCTTTCATTCATAACCACCTTTTTTCCATCTGTCTAACTTTTGTCTTGAAAAGAAATACATTGGGTTTTCTATTTCATCTAATCTAAATACTACCCAACATGCTCCACCAATACTACTAAACTGAACTATCTCATAATTACCTTCACCAGTATCATGAACACCTACTGTATTTACTTCTGGAGTTAATCCATAAGTTCTAGTTAATTCTGCTGATACATCTTTAAGATTATCTGCTATATATTTTATAATATGCCCTCTTTGTATTGGAACTTTAGCATCTACTTTAACGTCTATTTTACCAGACATTTTACATACTTTACATTTATTTCCTTCACATATAGGACATTTGATAGTAGCAGGTAATGGTGCAGGAAATGTAACTGTGATTGCTCTTTTCATATTATCACCATTAATTGTTACACTTATTACAGGTTCCTATTCTATACCAATGACCACACTTATCACATTGACTAGGTATTGCTCCACACATTATTCTTCCTCATCTCCATAAATATAATCTACATCTTCATGTAGCCAAACAAAGTGTTCATAAGGTTCTTGAAACAAAGGAGTCCAAGTTGCTATTTGATTAAAACCTAATACAGTTGCTCTTTCCATAACTGGTTCAAATGTTCTTACAGTTCTAATATCAGTTCCACTGAAATAAGCACTACCAAAAGGATGCGTATGAATCCATTCTTTAATAGGTAATGTTAATCCAACAGGTGCTTGCATAAATGCAACAAAAGAAGGATTTCCTATTGAAGAAAATATATTATCATTAGCATCAATAACAACCTGCACTTCACAACCATCATTCTCCATAGAAGATTTCCAAATAACAGGATATAAATCTGCTACCCTCTTTGTCGTCTTCTGTATTAATTTCCATATATCATTTATTTCATTATTCCATTTCATTAGGCATTCACCACCTTATATTCAAATACTTCATTATCAATGAAGTAATTTTGTAGCCATTGAATAGCAAGACCCGCTACAACCACTTGCATATAATTTACTCCTTTAGCACTACCATCCCAGTTTTCTCCTTGGCAGGAAAAAGAACCTTCTTTACCGGCTAAAAGAGTGCTTGCTAGATTTTTATCTACTTTGTAAGATATTACAGCACCATTTCTTCCTTGCGCTCTTGTATCTAACCATTTTAAATTAGCATCTTCACCAAAACCTTGACGATAAAGAAGCCTTCTTACATCTAAATTATCTGCACAACAAACAACAATATCATATCCGCTAATTTGACTTGGTGTTAGAACTTTAAATTGACTAGCATGTGTTACGTTAGAATATTCTTGACGCATAACTAAAGCCTTATTTTGGCCTACATGACCCTTCTTAAAGTTTTGATAAGTAAGATTCTTTGTTTCAACCTTATCTGGGTCAAACACTGTAATATCATACAACCCTGTTCTATCTAGTAAAGGAATTAGAAAACTACCAATTCCTCCTGCTCCTATAATCATTATTTTTCTATTCATGTTGATTCCTCGATTTATGTAATCCAAATTTTCGATGTGCTTTTCTACAAAAAAGTGAACAAAACCTTGCTCTTGACTTTTTGTGTTTCACGAACTCTTCTTTACAAAATTCACAAACACATATTTTTGCCTCTGAAAGAAATTTTTTCTCTGCTGCTATTTCTAATGCTTCCATTTGCGCTTTTTTTATTTTTGCTTTCCATTTACTTTTTTGATGATTGTATGCGCTACGACAAGATTCTGAACAGAATTTTTGATGAAGTGCTTTTCTTGGATATTCCTCTTTACAGGCTTTACAAATTGTTATTTCTATTGTCCATAAATCTTCTATTCCCTTTAGAATTTCGGGGTCGTCTTTAAACATTTCTCTTAATTCTTTTCTTGTTCCTCTAAATTCTATCATTTCAAAACACTCCATTAATAAAATCATCCATACTCATAGTGAGTAAATCATCGCGCTTAATTTCTAATTGAGCGCAAATTCTTTGTAAACTATCTCTTATTGAAATTGGATAAGTTTTCAATTGTTTACCGATATTTCTCTGTGTATATTTGAAACCACACAATAAATTACACAAATACATCGTAGTGGCTACTTGAACTCTAGTAAGTGGAAAACCATATTCCATAAAAAAATTCTGCATTAATGGTGCAATATTAATTATAGCAATTCCAAACTCTTCTCCGCCCATAATATTCGCTTCTCTTTCGCACCAAGAAACAAAGGGAACTTGACTTAATACCGTAGTTTTACCTAGTTTTCTAGCGAAAGTTCTTGCTACCTTTGAAACTCTACCTCTTTCTACATCAGAATGTTTAGATATAGAATGTAAAGATACTGGCCAACCATGTTCTCTAAATACTATATAAGATAAACCGGCTGCTCTTTCATCATTGGTATATCCTCTTAAATCATGACTTTTATCTAATCGCCTAAAATAAGTTATAATATCAGCCACTATCTTTCTAATAGATGCGCCATCACTAGTATTATAATTAGACATAAGAACCTTTAATACGTTATAAAACCTTGCTTCTCTTTGACCATTTTTTGCAAATAAATCAGCATTAGATTGACCTCTTGCTCTAGTAGTTCTTAATGCTCTTCTTAGTTGTTTAGATTCTGGTTGTGATTCACCAATAAGAGAACCTAAAGTTCCTTTATCTGGTATTCTACTTGCTTTCCCATCTGTTGAATATTTAACATGAACTGTCTCTTCAAATAGTGAATCAACCATTACGAATCCACATTCAACACAACAATTTTGCTGTAATCTTTCATCATATTCAAATTTTCTACTATTACATTCACTACATTTCATTCTGATTCCTCCTTACTATAATCGTAATCCCAATCTAATCTATCTGAAATTATTTCTTTACTCTTATCATAAACATAAGGTCTAATGGTGCTAACTAATTGTAAAGTCATATTATCATTTAGTAATGCAAATGCTCTCGCAGCAAATTGGTCACCTACACTAGAAGTTGTGCTTACATTATCAATACATATTCCGCCTTTAGGATATAAACAACCATCCCCAAAAGGTCTTCCTCTTTTATCTTCATCTCTACTAAATAAGAAAGTAGAAACCTTTTGTGTTTGTGTTTTATATGCTTCGTCTGTAATAATCCAATCAGTTATTTTACCCTTAACTAACATGTATGTTCTGTCTGACTTTGTTATGATTTTAATCCTGTCTGGATAATCTACTAACATTTCATCCATTAGTTCTCTTGCTCTCTTTTCAACAATCTCTTGAGTTCTATTCTGTTCTAAAAACTCAACCATCAAATTTAATTCAGTTTCTTTAGGTTCTTTACCCATTAGAGTTTTCCATAATTTCTTAGGAGAACAATTCTTCCACTTCTTAGAACGTTTTGAACCTTGACCTTTAAATGCATTAACAAATGTATCTAGGTCTTTAATAGATATATTAGCCCAAATACCATCTGAAATTTCAATAGCGCATTCAGTCATAGAAATTGCTTCAACATTTAATCTTGATTCTACCCAATTCAAATTCTTTACAAATTTATATGGTGCTCTATTTTCTATTGCATACATTACATTAGTCGGGAATGAAATTGCTTTCATTGTATATTCTAATAACTCTGTTAAATCCCTACTAAAGCATGATTTATATAAAACTCTAGTAATCAATAGAACTGTCTCTGATTTATTTAATAAAGAACCCATAACATAATATGTTTTATTTCTTCGCTCAACATGTAAAATAAAATCATCTATCTTAAATTGATGAATACCATCAACAGTTCTTCCTCTTTGAATACCCATAAATTGAGTCAACCAAGTGGTATCAAAATTTTCACCGTCTCTTCTAAAACGTATTGTATTATGATGATTAGACCGTCGAACTTTACCTTCGTAAGTAAAGGTATACTCAAATTCAGTGCTAATTCTTCTACTAGAATCATCAAATGTATCGAATAACGCTTCTACAAAATCTGCCATTTTAACCCCTCATAGAATATGTGTTTCCTGTTCTTGTTTCATCACAGTGCTTATGAACTTCTTTCTTTATTTCAGTAGGTGAAAGTAAACTACCGCCACAAATGCGGCATTTAGTAGCCATTCTTCCTCTACTTGTTTCAATGTATTCTGGGTCTTTATCAGCCATATTATCATCTCCTATGTATTTTAATGAGCATTAGAAACCTGCTCAATTCACTTCGCACTATGCGAAGCCCCATATAAACAAATCGGTCAAAGATAGGTTTGTAAATCCCAATCTATCGGCTTGCTTATTTCAAAATATTCTTCTTCGTTTGCTTCGATGTATTCTTTCATCTCTCGCAGGTTTTTTAATATAGAATGGTAATTTCTACTATCATTAACTTCATGCGTTTGTCTTATTACACGCCAAAATGGGTGTAATGTTTTTGTTAGTTTTAATTCTCTTATAGTTTTTATTTTAGTATCATTATCAATATCAATAAAATTCAACAATTCTATTGCTTCTTTGATACTAATCATAATATCATATCTCGCAATAACCACCAGCACAGGCAATTTCACCTTGTCTATCTGTTTCATCACTAGTTTCTATAACGTTATCTAAATTAATATCTCCAAGATTAGCACACATTTCTTCGTATTTTTCTTTATCAATAGTTTCAAAAGGTGCTTGAATATATGTTCCACCATCATAAGGTAAAACAGATAATCCATTGTAATAATGTCTATTCATCCACATCCATGCTCCAACACCATCCCATTCATCTTCTTTTATTGAAACAGTTGCAGAAACATTATGACTATTTAATCCATCTTTATGTCCCGGATTAACCCATCTAATAGAAAATCTCTTAATGCGTTCTAATAAAGTAAATACTTCTTCACTTCTAAGAATAGAACCTTTGGGTGCTTTTTGAGGAATAGATATTACTGCCTGTTCAGTAGGATTAAAATATTCATCTTCAACCAAATCTGGAAAGTTATTTTGAAGATAGGAATAAATTGCTTCATTCTTACCTACTCTAATTCTACGAATATAATACTCTGAATGCCATGCATGTATTCCACTACTAGTGCCTAATACTAATGAAGTAGTTCCAGCAGGTTTAATACAAGTTGTTCTTGCTGCTGGATTAATACCCATTGCTTCTGCTAATTCAGCATTAGTTTTCTTTACTAAATAAGAAGCATGTTCCAAATCTAATAATGCTACTTTATTAGATGCAATTCCAGTCATTGATACTCCAAGTAAAGCATCCTTTTCAGTAGTTTGCTTCCATATATCTCTTAGATAATGAAAATCAGTATAAGATGCTTGAAGCGTGGCTAAATAACTAGCAGCCATTACTCTTTTATTCAAATCTTCTTGGTCCTCAATATTAGATACATTTACTTCTACTAAATTACAGAACTGAAATGGTCTTAATGCAATTTCACAACAAGGATTAGTTCCCCAATCTTTATCATTAGAAAAATAAATTCCGGGTTCTCCTGAACCTGATGCTCTAATTCTTTTCCATAAATCCCAAAAGAAATTATTATCAATCCTATGTCTTAAAAGAACAGCAGAATTATTTGCTCTTCCTCTTTGGGGATTCTTTTCCCACCAATGTCCTACTTTAGCAGATAACATTTCATTATCATCTGCACTAAATAAACTAATTAATGCTGCTCTACGAATACCACCTGCTAATACTGAATCAGCAATATGGCACATAATATCATGTGCTTCAATTGGTTTTATTTTGTGACCATCAGGCATTTCTTGTAACATATTTTCTATTTTTACAAGACATTCTCTTAAAGGTCCAGAACCCGGTGCTTTACCACCACTAGTTTTTAATAAAGAACCTTTAGGTCTAATATCAGAATAATCAAACTGAGGCGTTGATAGCCTTTTACCAGTATAACATTCTAGTAAAATCTTAACTGCATCAGCCCATCCTTCAATAGAATCAGCAATTAAATATCTTCTCTGCCTTTCAAAATTAGGTTTTCTAATTTCAGGAAGAGAAGTAATGTGATGTTTTTGAACAGAAAAACCTACACCAGTTCCTCCGAGAAGTAAAAACATTCCTTCTGAAAAAGCAATAATATCATCAATAGGCATATATGCACAATTATAAACTCTATTTGGGGAAATTTCTACCGGCTTTCCAGCAAATTGCATGGAACGCATAGAAGGTAAAATTTTCTTTGTCTTCACAAAATCCTCATATATTTGTTTAATCGCAGGTATTTGTTCAGGGAATCTTTTCAAATGCATTTGCATATTTCTTTCACAAATTTCATCCCAATTCTCTCTACGATTTTCTGAATCTAAATATTTAGAGTATTTCATATGAACTGTAATATCGCTTAATATCTTTTGGTCATTTCTCATGTTAAGCCCTCAATGTGCTTCTTACAGGTATTTCGCTTATTGTGCTAAAACAAGTAAGCCAATTACCATTTCTTTTAAGAACCATCCATTCTTTATCGGAAATAAATTCCCAATCATTGAATGATTCCATTATTTTGAAACCAAATTCTTGAATTGCTTCATCAATGCATTCAAAAACTTTGTTTCTAATTTTAACAACGGTTTTACCGTCTGCTACTATAACACTTTTATGTGTCGTTGAATGTGCTAATCTATATCCGACTGGATAAAAATTAGGGTCAAATAGAACATTACCTTCAGTATTGGTTTTTATATCATCTAAAATCCAACCATATCCATGTTCCATTAATGCGGCTAAAGCCTCTTTACATAAATTTTCATAAACCATGCTAAAGCCTCTTGTGGTTGAAAAAAGGATAAAAGGAGGGGTAGGGATTACCCCCCCAATTTACCCAATTTAGTTAATACCGCCGACAATTGCGGGTGTTAAATCTACTGACTCAATTTGAGTCCAATCAATTTGACGTATATCTTCTCTCGATACGATTTCACCATCTACAAACACCCAATGGGCGGGGTGGTCATCAATATACTCCACAATTTCTTCAGCATTCACTTCTAATACAGTATGTCCAGTTTCATTTAATATTCTCAATCTCATTTTATTCACTCTCCGTTGTTACTTTTCCCACATCGTCGGGGTCTATAAGAACTTCCCCCTGCTCCATAAGCCGACCTGTGAGAATATTTATTGTTTTTTCATAATGGCGCACTAACGCCCTTAAATTATTTATTTCTATATGTTGCATAAACATCGCTTCCTTTATTTCATCATATCTAGTTGATGATAGTTCTATATGTGTTATATCAGTCATTACTATTCACCCCTCCTTTCTTTCATAATACCATCAATAAGCCTACTTGCTTCTGTTTTTGTATTAGGTTGTTCACCATCATACCCTAAACGATTCAAGAAATTTAATTGCTTTTCTGTTGGTGGGTCATTATTAGGAGTAAGAATACGTTGTAATACTTGCATCTGCTTATCACTAAGATTTTTTCCGTCGATTATTCTAGTTCTAACATCTCTAAGAAACCTTCTTTCCCAATCATTAGAACCAATGTCTTCAGAAAATGGCTCAATTCCATAGAACTCACACGCTTCTGCAAAAGAATCATCATTTCTTGCTTCACGCATAGAATCCGCTACACGAATTGCCTCATTTCTCCTAGTTTGTTCTCTACCGTTTTGAATTTCTTCCCTTCTCTTTTCTAGGAAGTCATCTTCTTTTTGCATTCTATCTCTAAAATCCTGCACTTGAGAATAAAAGATAATTAAATCCTGATAAAGACGGTCATTAGGATAACCTGTTGTATTGATTTGAGCCTTTGGATTATCAGGATGATTCCATCTCCAAACAATTGAAGCCATTTTGTAATCATAATCTCCAAACTGTCCAGTTCCACGCTTTCTAATTTTTGTCTTAGGGCGATTCATTGCTAATTCATAATCATAATATGTTCCAGTTTCTCTTACATTAAAACGTAGGTCAATTTCTTTAACTGTATTAAACATATCTTCAAACAATTCACCGTTTCTATCCCACCACCATTGAGCCTTTAGCGACTTAACGCGAGTATCTAACCATTCTTCAATCATTTCATCAGTAATCTCATCTTCACTTAGACCAGTTCTTTCAGAAATCTCACGAATAATTAGATATGATTCAATATGGTCTGAACCTACAATCTCATAATTATCATTTTCTGTATTATGAATTTCAAAGTGCCAAACAATTCTATGACCGCATAAACACTTTCCTGTATGATGAGTGCAATTAGATTCTGCATTAAACTCATTTAGATAATTATTACCATCTTCTGCATAATCTCCTAAAAAGGGAATATACCAGATTCTTCCAGTTGCTACCCATTCATGCTTTGCTTCTTCATAATTATCTGCTACGGATAATTCGACCATACGCTTCTTTAACATACGGTCCCATTTTCCATTTCCTAATGCTCTCTTTGGTAATACTAATTCTTCCATTATTCTTCACTCTCCCAAATAATAGGTAATTCTGTTGTTATTGATTTACCTTTTCTTTTACAAAATTTACATTCAAAGTGGGTAATTAATACATTACCACCACTTTCTAAATACTCTATGTCTGTTTTCTTCATCTTAAAAAACAGATGTTTACAATTCTTTTTTGATAGAATCATTCAATCAACCCCATCTTTTCAGCACAGTTTCTAATTGCTAGAATCCATTCTACATGTTCTTCCATATTTATTTTCTTATTCATCCTTTCACCTCATAACTTATATCGTCACCTAACCAATTCAATAGTTGTTGAATTACTTCATCCTTATTCTTGAACTTAAAAATAAGAGGGTCAATTGTATCATCTGAACACAGACAATAATCTCTCAAAATATATACACGACTCATTCAAAATCCTCCCTATCCATTTGCTTATATTCCCAACCTTCTT